TATCATTTTTATCCTTTTTCCATTTGTAAGACATAAACTCCCTTCTTAGGTTTTTACTATTGTAGTGCAAGTTTATTGGATAAGATTTCATTTTAACTATTCCTGCCCATACATCCTTTTGCGCTGGTTTGATATTAAAGCCTTGTCGGTAAAGTTCCTCAATAGATTTAGGCTCGGCTGCGTCCGCATAGATTGTAGCTCGTTCTGGTAGTTTCTCTTTAATCAATCTTGATAGATCACTCAAAGTCAATCCGCTTTGGTAAACTATTTCCTCAAAGTAGTTTTGTCCTTCATAGTGCGTAACCTTAACTAAAGCAGCTGGGTGAACATAACCAAAGTCCAATCCATAAAACACATCGCCATCTGGTGCTTCATCGTATTGTTTCCATTGAGTGTAAATTATTTCCTTTGCAGAGCCTCGTTCCCCTAATCCGTACACTTTCCACATAAAGTCATCTGGTAAGTCCTTGTATTGCTCAATGTTTCTTATTTGGCTTTCACTAAGGTTTGAGATGTTGTTTAGGTAGGTAGAATGGATGCGCTTGTTCTTTGGGTTATCGGCTACCTCATATACCCAAGAAATAAAGTCGGCTGGATTCCAGTCTAAAAAAGATTGTCCAGTAGTACGAATTAAAAGCTGGTCAAACAAAGCCTTGCTAATTAGGTTTGCCTCGTTTACGAATAATATATCCCTTGCTGGTCCTTTTGCTTTGTCTGGGTCTTCAAGTCCGAATAACTCAATATAAGAGCCGTTCTTAAACGTATAAATGAAATCGGTATATCGGAAATCCTTTTCATCCCAAATATTCCATTGCTCCAATATGTTTTTAAAATCCCTATAAACTCCACGCTTAATATGTGGTAGGGAATGAGATACGCACGAAATTCTTGTATTAGGCTTGGTTAAAGCAATGTGTATCAGTAATTGAACAACCGAATAGCTTTTACTTGATCTTGACCCACCCTCGTTACAAATTATCGGATAACCTTCCTCGTATGCCTTTTTATTGGCATAGAATACAGGTGTAGCCTTAATCTTTAATTGGTTGACAATCTGCATCTGGTTCTATTGTGATTTGCACATTACCCTTTATGTCAGCGGTTATGTCTGTTGTTTGTTTAGGTTTACCTTCTAATCTATCAACTACTGCCTCGTATGCTCTTTGGTCGCCTTTCAATGCCTTGCTAATCATTTGCATATCCATCAATTCAAGCACAGTAAAATCTTCATCTTCACCTGTAATTGGATTCCTTCTTTTTTGTACTAATTCAAGCAACCTAAGTAAACGAGTCTTTGAGTTTTGAACTCCTTTAGGTCTACCATTTGGGTTACCAGATTGACCTTTTTCAAAGTGTTTTAAGTTATCTATTCCTGCCATTGTATTTCCATTGTTTTACAAAGATATGCCACAATTAGGGCAAACCTTTCCTTTTTTGGTATTGTCTATTGATTTTGGTTCATCATTTGTTGGAACGAGAAAGTCAACATTGACACCCCATTCGCTTAAATCTTCTAATTGCCAATCATTATTTGCTAACATATCCATATCCCACATTCCATAGTGAGTGTTATCAATTACGAGTAACTTTTGCTTTTCTCTTTCGATTAAGTTAGGCATTTTGATAACAGGTACATCTTGGATGCCTAATTCTAAACAAGCACGATACCTCTGGTTACCTCCTAAGATTACATTATTTTCATCAATGATTAATGGCTTTGCTTCTAATAACTTTGGGTCATCTTGAATAGACTTAATCAACTTAGCAAAGTCATCAGCATCAATCTTTCTTGGATTGTTAGGATTAGGTTTGATTTCGTTGATATTCATTATCGGTTTTTTGTTGGAGTTCGTATTGATGGCATTTGCACAATTACTTTCTTTTTTAGTTGCTCAAAGCCTACCCAATTGCCACATTTATTGCACATAAATTGAATAGTAGTTAGTTCGTTTTCCCAAGCATAACCTTCAACTATGGATTTGCACTTACAGGTATAAAGTCTTTTACTTAAAGTATTTTTCATCGCCCTTGTCTATTATATGGTTTAACCGCCTTGTCCTTTGGACCAGATGTCTTTTTGTACTTGCCACACTTTCTTTTGCCAAAGCTGACTTTGTTGTTACTGCTTACTTTCGCCATTATAATTGTTTATTAGGTCTGCCATAAAATCAAATCTTTGTTCTTGTGTTTCACCAAATACATAGTGCGTAGTTCCATCAATGTCAAAAACATAGCAAGGATAACCTGCTATTTCTTGCTCTTTGCACGTTTCAAATATGTTACTTGTATTTGTCAATTAATTCGTTTAATTCAGTTCTTGTCCATTTCTTTAGCCTATTGTTAACCGCCTCAAACTCTAACTCCTTCACTGCTTTTTCGCCTATCCTTTCCACTAAGCCGATTCGGTACATTGCTTGGTTGCCGTGCTTAAACATATTACACCCAGCACATTGTAAATGGATGTTCCATTCGTTAAACCTTAAAGCACTAAATCCTTTAACCGCAAAGTAATGTCCAGCTTGATTACCATTGTAGCTTCCACAACTAATACAAGGCAATCCTTCATCTCGCTTTCTTATATACGCATTTACTACCTTTTGGGTCTTTTCTAACAACTTGGGTAAAGGTATCAATGGCATAAAGCAAAATTAGGGTTACTTTTTCAATCTAACAACACAAAGTCGGTCATTATGCTTGTAGCGTTTTTTGTTTATTGGATTCATATAGGTCATTATTGTTTTGTAATCAGTATGTAAAAACCTAACTGCTTTTGCTATTGATCTAAATTCTATCTCCTCTTTTGTATCTAAGTAAATCAATCTTACTTCAATGTTATTGTCTATTCCTGTCATCGGTTTATTAGTTTGTAATAAAGTTGTTTTAATAGTTCCCAAATAGCTATGGTTATAAATATTTTAAGCATAATCTTTTTATTTCAAAATATAGATGTGCGGTTATATAAATTAAAGATGCCAAAGGAACTGATATCAGCATAAACTTTGCTAATTCATAAATAAATGTTAATTGTTTCATAATTGGTTTTGTAAAAATAGGTACAAAGTGTAACGTTTGCACTCGTTTTTGATAAATATTTCGTTATTTAATTTCTCCAAGTCCTTTGGTGTTTTAGCAGTTACCTTGTAATGTGCTATTATCTTTTTCTTTATTTGATCTGCTTTCTCTGGACTAAGATTTTCCTTGTTTAGTTCCTTTCGTTTCCATAGTACATCAAAAGCCATTGTATTTAGCAACTCCCAGCCTCTTTTAGCAGACTTATTCCAGTTTTCGTACAATGCCTCAATAATTTCATCATCTTGGATTTTAGGTATCTCTACTGGTTGCGGTTCTACATAGGTCTTTTGTCTTACTTGCAAAGCTATTGGCTTATAAGCTGCCATCACATCCCCAAAGAATTTAGGGGTAAACATAATCGCTTTGTCAACTGATAATTTCCCCATTGCATATAGTTCAAAAGCTACTCCAAGTTCCTTTAGTTTAAAGTTACCATAGTTCTTAATTACAAATTCGCATAAAAACTGAAACAACTCTATTGTAGGTGTTTGACATCCGCTTAAAGCAATACAGGTCTTTAAATGTTCTTTTACCTCAATAGGTGAGCATCTGCTAACACTCATTGTATCTAAAGCAACCACAACCTTTAATTCATCTGGTTCAAGTTTGTTATAGACTTCTAAGTGCATTAGCCTCTCGTTCTGCGTAAGATAGTTTATGGATTGGGGTAATACTTCGGTTAATGATTTCATCGTTCCAAGATTTGTTGTTTAAAAAGGTTTCTGGGTTTTTACGGAATTGCTTGTCTGGTACTGATTTCTTGTAAAGGTCAAGATAATTCATTGCATTTTGTCTTTCTTCATCGGTTAATTTATTCCACTTCTTTTTTAATTTTTGCTTATCCCCTACCTTTTTATCATATTCATTCCAAAACCATTCAAAATCTATATTTATATTTTTATCTTCAATTATATTTACATTTTCATCTTCCATATGGGTGGTCATATGACCTATCATATGTTGATTATTACCTTTAATATTATTCCTTCTTGATTCACTAAAAGCCTTTCTTTTTGATTTTTCCACATCTAAACGTTCATTATACCATAAACCTTGTTCATCTTGTATAAATTTACATTTAATTCTTTCCCATATTTGACCTACACAATGACCTATCATATGACCATCCATATGACCTCTATTAAATTGTAACATTAGTAATTCAATGTATGCACCTTTTTCCTCAAAAGTCATACCCATAGTTCCACCTATGTAATCATTAGGGTAGAATAAAAACGCTGGGTCTTTAGCCATAAAAATAAAAAAGGCTCTCGGCTTCCACCCCAGTCGGATTAGGGTTTCGGCTTTGAGCCAATAAGTTAGTATAAGGTATCCGACACCTTTGTACAAAAATACATTAATCTTTTAATAGTTCAAACTTTTCAATAGCCTTAAAAATCTCATAAGCAACTTGTGGAACAATTGCATTACCATATGCTTTTAATGATTCGTTTTTCCACTTAGAAAAGGTAATTCCGTCCAACTCTCTGGAAATCCCATCATCTCCTCCACAAATTGGGGGTTTAGATGGGAACCTGCTAAAATTCCTTCTCTCAAAAGTAGTCCTGCTAAATTTGTTCTCTTTATTTGACTCGGAGGCAATGTGCTGTTCGTGTACTCTTGAAGAGTTGGAGTTGGCAATAATCCCATCGCTATTGTATGTGTTAAATACATTCCCCTCGTTTTTCCTCCGTAAATCTCCTTCCTTTTGTTTACTTCTTCTATTGTTGGAATGTTTATTCTCGTACAATTTGGAGTAGGCAATAAACCAAGTTCGTTCTCTTTTATGTGGTGCGTTTTTGCCACAAGCTGGAAGTATATACGCTTGTACTTCGTACCCCTTATTTTCCAAATCAGTTTGCACCTCTTCGAATACCAATCCCCCTCCCCAATTAACAATTCCGAGAACGTTTTCGCCCACCACCCAAGTTGGTTCAACTTCTTCAATTGTTCGCAGCATTTCTGGGAAGAGATGTCTTTCATCGGCTTTCCCAAGTCGCTTTCCTGCACTTGAGTATGGTTGGCAAGGGAATCCTCCTGTGAGGATGTCGACTTGTCCTCTGTGAATAGAGAAGTCTGTTTTAGTGATGTCATTGTAACTAATTGAATTTGGAAAATGATGTTTTAATACTTGTTGACCAAATGGATTCCATTCGCAATGAAATAGATTTTCCCATCCCATCCATTCCGCTGCTAAATCAAATCCACCGATTCCGCTAAATAATGATGCGTGTATCATATTGAATATTGAGCAACTTGCTTCTTGTTTTTTAGCTTAACAATAGTTGTTTTAATATTCATTCCATCATTCCTAAGATCAGCTATTCGTGCTGCTAATCTAAAGCATCCGAACTTGTTTAAAGCATCAATTGGGGTTAACTTTCTACCTTTATTTAGGTAGTTTGCGATTTGTGTTGTTTGGCTCATAGTTGTAGGTTTTAGGAGTTTTTTATTTCAGTTTGTTTTTGCTTTTTTGATTCAAGCCAATCATATAAATAATTAGCAGTATCAGTTAATTTTTGATGCGTTACTTGAGTTGCCATCCATAAAGCAAATTGTTCATTGGTTAATTGTTGTGGGTTCATAGGTTTTAAATTTGTGCTTTACGTTATCACCCAACGAGGGGTTGTTTTAGAATGGTAAATCATCTTCTGATTCCTGTTGGTTTACGGCAAATTCCTTTTTACCTGTTGGTGCGTTATAAGAAACTTGCTTACCTCTACCACAATAGTTTTTCTTTGCTTTTTCTGCTCTGGCTTCAGCTGATTGATTATTCCATACTGCGTGAGTTTGACCCCTTTCGTCTGGTTCTTTTAGAAAATCAAGTGCTAAAGTTGCATAATGTTTTAAGCCATTTTTAGTTTGTACTGGCTTCCATTCAATTTTCTCTTGTTCAATGTTAATTACAATCATAGATTTTGTTTTAAACGTAAATTAAAGTTGTTTTGTTTTTATAATATCCTAATAGTTGACCTCTTAATGTTGATAGTTTTATATTATTATAATATGCAGCTTCTTTAACTGATTTATAATAAATACCACTCGTAGTATTTAAAACTAATCTTGAAGTATCTATAAAATTATTAATCATTTTATTTTTTGACTCATCTTTTATAATGTTATTCCAAGCGTGTTTCATATTTTCACTTCTTGTTGCCCATTCTAAATTTGATAAATTATTGTTAGATTTATTTCCATCAATATGATTTACATCGCATTTGTTATTTGGATTTGGCAAATATGCTAATGCTAATAATCTATGTACTTTTCTTTTATACCAGTTATTATTTTTTCTTAAATTAACTAAAATATACCCATAATTATCTTTATTAAAATGACAATATTTATTTTTTTCTACGTCAAAAACATTGCCATTAATATCAATAGTGTAATTAGGAAATTCTTGTAATACAATCATTGTTTTTAGTTTAATGTTTATTTAATTGTTCTTGTTCTAATGCTATTTCGTTTTGTCTATCTTGTTCTAATTCTTCCTCATCTTCTTCTTCTTCCCAATCGCAATGTTCTAAACAATCTGGACAAATTCCCATTTCCGGCATTGTAGTATGTGCGCCGCAGCAAGTTGAGTATGACATAATTAATCGTTTAAATAGTTTTCAAATACTTCAAATTTATCAGCCAACATTTTATAAGGAATGTAATCCCTTTTAGGTTGATCTAACAACTCTGGAAAGTATTTTAGTTTATGATTTTTAAGATGCTGCTTTGCTATTGTTAATTTATCAAGCATTTCTTTTGCGTTATGTGGGTAGCTTGTATCAAATTTATATTGCCAAAACTTAACATTCTCTCTTAAATCCCAAAGTTTATTTATTGGTGTCATAAAGTTTGTTTTTTCTTGGTAAATAATTTAGTTATTTCTTTAGCTACTTCTCTTTCTACAATGTCATTATTTAATGCGTAAAGTTGGCTTAACTCGGTTGTATTAACACATAAATCAATTGCTAACTCCAAGTCATCCACGCTATCGTGAGCCTTAATGTATGCTGGGGTTTCCTCTGTTGATTGTGCCATTTCATCACCTGTATAAAGTCCGCTTAAATCTTGTGGGTAAGCCTTTCTTAAAGCTAATGCCTCTGCAACTTTACTTAACATTGTATGTGGCATCTTAGCCCATAAACCCATTGGTTTGCCATCGTTTGTTCTTTGGCAATATTCATCCCAATAAGCCACACCTACCGATGCTTCATATCTTGTTTCGCCGTGAAATCTAAATACTGAAACCTTACAAGAAATTAACTTACCATCTTGTTCTACAAATACAGGTTCGCTTTGTCCACCATAGTTTCCGCTACGTTCAGCGATTACTCGGAATCCATCAATGCTTGTTTGAATGGTCATTTTTTTAGACCATCCGTTTTGCGTTTTAACGTTTCTGTGGATGCAATAAATCTGCCTTGATAATGCATCAAGTCCAGTTCTTTGTGCTTGATAAAGAAATAGTTTTAGTTCATCAACTGTTGCCTCTGGAGCAATCTGCGATTTTACTAACTCTACTTGATCTTTCGTGTACGAAAGTTGTGGCTTTTTAGCCAGTTGTTGTTCGTTCATATTGGTTGGTTTTAGAGTTTAAAATTAACTACTTTGGTGTTAATAACCAAATTAAATAAGCACATTTAAGTTGAAAACATCCTTTTTTATGGTATCATCAAACTTGTTTGACAATTGACCTTTAATCTTTTGGATTGAGTGCAAAACTGTTGTCCTATCCCTATTGAAGATTTGTGCTATTTCCTCGCCATTTAATTCGGTTTTTTCCTTAGTCAAGTACATTGTCATTTGCCTTGCCAAAGTAACCTCCTCGCCTCTATATTTGGACATCATTTGTCCATATTTAATTTGATAGTAATTGCACACTTTTTCGGCTATTTGTATTGCGTACTCTTTTTGTTGTTCTTTGTCCATTCTTGTTGTTTTTATGTTTAAATGTTGATCTAATAGGTCTTTTAACCTGTTTATTTCTTTTTTTAGTTCTTTGTTCTTTTCTCGCAAAACCTCTATTTCAAGTTCTGCCATATACGTTTTGTGTACTTCTCTCATTAGAAATGTAAAAGGTTTATTGGTAACATAAAATCCTCCGTTAATGTATAAAGGTCAAGAATAAGGTAATGGTAGCTTCTAAGGATTCTTCGTTGAATGTCATTCATCCTTGCAATCTTAATTAGTAAATCTTCCTCACTAATCATTATTCTTGTATCATCTAATCCTCGCCTCCATTCCGATAAATCAGCCTCAAATAGATTTTGTCTTCCTTGTGCTTGTTTTAGCAGTTCGAGTAGCATTGTTGCTCTTTTGTGCAACTTTAGTTGTTTCTCTTGATAGATTAGTTTGCTCATATTGTTTTAGGATTTTATAAACTAACTTACTTAAGGTAATGCCTTTTGAGTCGGCTTCGGTTTGTAGATTAGTCTTGATTTGGTTGGTTACCAATGTTGTTATTAGGGTTTTCATACATTTCTTTAATGCCTTTTGCTAAGTCTAAACACGCTTGTACTGTTTGTTTTACATAGCCATCATTTGGCATAATTAATAATTTAGTTTCTAAAGTGTTGATGTAAAGTTCAATTGCAGTCATATTAAAGGTTTTGAAGGATTGCAGTAATTAAAAATGCCACGCATACAATAATAAATGCGTAAAGTGGTTTGATGCTTTCAGCTTTGTAGCGTTCGTTTGCTTTTTCTTGTGGAGTTTTAAGTTTGTTCATATTTATTGGTTTTGGTTTTTAATAAGTCTTACTTCATATTCTAAGTTTAAATACATTTCCATTTTAGATTGTATTAAATCTATTGAATAGGATTCAGCTGGAATTAATATTGTAATCCATCTGTCAGTTGTTCCTTTTTTGTAAATTTCAAATACTCGTTTCATATTGTTTGTTTTGGTTTAGAAATCAAAGATAGGGTAAAACCTTATAACTTTATCAAACAAGTCAATTATTTTAAATAAATGTGATGAACGGCAAATAATAAGGATAAATGGTATAATTTGACTTATATGCAACAAATATGTGTCAAATAGTGCGTTTTATGATACATAAAAAACCCCGAAATAAGAATAAATCGGGGTCTAAACCTAAGTTCTCCAATATGAAAGCCAAAGATATATAAAAAACCCCACCTTTTTAGGGGTGAGGAACTATGAACGAACAACTATTTAGAACCATCTTGCAATGGTGTATCGTTAGAATTATCAACTCTCCTGTAACCTTCTTTCCAGAGAATCTTACATAAAGTTACACTTTTCTCAATAATCGTTTCCTCATCATCTAATGGATTTTGGAGGTGCATCAGCTCGTGTAGAAGTATCTCAAGCAATTTTTTCCCCTTTAGCCGTGAGTCAATATAAACTACACCATCGCTTTCGGCAATGCCGTGAGCCTGTTCCCTACCTAACTTTTTATATATGATCTTAATCTTCATCTTTTAATAAAGCTAAATCTGGTCTGTCTATTTCTTTAAATATAAGTTTCTCGCCACCTCTTATCTTGCCTAATGTTAACTTGATTTCTTGCTCTAAGTTGTGGAGTTCAATTAGTTTAGTAACTAACCATTGCTCTTGTTGTATTGGTGTCAATTTTGCAAAGTTTTTAGGGTATCTCATAATTATTTATATTTTCTTCTTGATGTCTTTGATGAATTTTCAGACATAGTTAAAAATTGAATATTTCCTAATGTATATCCAAATTTAGTATCTATTCTATCAATACTTGGACATAACCTTCTTTCATACAATGCATCTTCCCATTCTTTAAACAACCTATGAAATTCACTATTATTTAACGCAAATTCATAAAATTGTTCCTTTGGCAAAATATCCAACCCTTGATAGATATGTATATAATCTTTTTGCACACCCTTAACCCTACTTGTCATATTTCTATACATTCTAACCAAAAATCCTTTTTTAGTCTTCTCATATCGCCTTGTATAGATATTGTTATTCTTAAACCTGTACATTCTTGTTATTTCATTTTTACACTCTTTGCATATTGCACTATGCTTGTAAAAATTAGTTAAATCCTTTTCAATGTTGCATTTACTACATAATTTCATAAGATATTTTCTTACAAAGATACGTGGTTAAACACGATTACTTATCAGTCTTTGAATGAAATTTATTACAAGTTTTGCACTTGAATTGTATCCTTGTCAAACCAGTAGCCGTTACAACCTTATTATTTCTGATTAAATCATCCGAACCGCACTCTGGACAACTGCCTCTATCCTCGCCAAATATTACCCCATAATGAGTTTTAGGCTCTATATGATTTGAAAGCATTTTAAATACCTTTTCTAATAAAACCACATCTTTTTTACAATACTTAATCATAGCTTCCATTGCAGCTTTGTCTTTATGCAATAGAATATTTTTCCAAAGACTATATTCTGTTTT